CCACTCTCTCCACCTGTGATATTAACGTTCTCTGTGTATGATGTATTTTTGTTTTGGAATCCTTCATATGATGTAAGAGTTGCAATACCTGTTACAACTACATCTTGAGATCTTGTTCCACCAAGAACTTCTAACTTCTCATTTGCTGTGGAAGTTCCTATACCAACCTTGGAGTTCTTAAGTGTAAAGTCATCTAAATGACCGAAACGTGTAGTAGCCATATCAATAACCTCCTAATCCACCGTGGGAATCACAAGCAGATCCAGGTGCTGTTCTATCTTCAATAAGATCACCAAAATCTTGTGCATTACCTGTGGATGCAATTAATACAAAATCAATTGTATTATATCTTGTTGGGCCAGGCCCTGTAAAACCACCACCAAATACTCCTCTAACACTGCTTGACACTCCACCTGTATAATGTCTTGCAACTGTTAATTCACCAAAATTAGTAGCATTTCCTTCGGATGCAAGTGTTATATACTCAACTTGATTTTGTGAATTCCAAGTCGGAGACCAACTATTGGTTCCTATATGATATAAACCTCTTGTTGAATTTGAACATCCTCCAAGTGCGAATTGTGTTGCAGTTATTTCACCAAACTTAACTGCATTTCCTTTTGAGGCAGTGGTTATATAATCAATGATGTTGAAAGGAGGATATGGTGATGAGGCATTTGTTCCACCAGCAAAACAAGTACGAACTGGTGAGGAAATACCAGATGGATATCTTCTTGCTGAAACTAAATCTCCAAAATCTACCGCATTTCCTAACGTATTTATCTCAACATATTCAATAACGTTAAGTGCGGGATGACCACCTCCAAAAATTCCACGAGTTGATGATGATCCACCACCAGGAGAATATTTTTCAGCACTTAAATTACCAAAATCTACCGCATTTCCTTCTGAAGCAATAGTTACGTAACCAATTTCATCATCAGCAGCACCAGGATGATATCCACCAGCAAACAATCCTCTTGTACTTGATGCAACATTATTTGATACACCTTCTCTTGCTTGCTGTAAATCACCAAATAATTCTGAATTTCCCAGTGTTGCAATCTCTATATAACCAATACTTGCTGTAAAAGCAGGGCATCTTCCACCAGCAAATAATCCACGACCTCTTTGACCACTCACAGTAAATTGTCTCCACTCTACTCCATTATAAAATTCAAGTGTGTTTAAATCTTTATTAAACCTAACCGTTCCTTCTACTGGAACTTCTGGTCTATCTTCTACACCACCTGTTGGGGGAGAGAAATGTGTTCCTATACTTACACTTGGAACTGTTCCTATATCAACAGTTGCACCTACTGATACTGTAAATGTGCTATTAACTCCTACAACTATGTCTCCTGTTGTTTGATGCTCTCCAGTAAGACTTACATCTCTATTAGCAATGTTTATATTATCAGCAGCAAAACCAGCATACCTAGAAAGTGTAGATACACCAAGAACATCTAAATCTTCTGTCTTATATGTTCCTTCTACCTTAAGATTTCCAAGTCCACTAGATTCTGTGCCAATGCCAACTGCACCATCTTTTAAATTAAAGGATCCTATTCCTATACGGTAAGTTGCCATGTATTATATATCCACTATACTGAATCTGCCATAGTGTCAATCTTCGCAGAACACGTAGCAACACCAGAAGAAACCATTGTTACTTGCAATTCTGCATTTGATCCAACAATTGCACCACTAACAACTCCAAGCATGTCTCCCGTTGAAACAGCAGCTTGTTCAACCATTGTAACTGTAGTTCCATCATGTATCATTAAATATTTTCCTGTCATAAATGTTCTATCAGATGCAGTATTACCCTGAACTATTAATAGATTAACATGTGCAGAACGGAATGATGCATGAGCAAATGATGCTGCAAATCCAACTGTACTTGTTGTGCTTACAATACCACTAACCTGAGAGACTCCACCGCCTCCACCAATTTCTCCCCATCCAGTTGTATATCCTTCGAATTTTCCATCATCAGTATTATATCTAAAGTCACCTGCTTGTGGGCTGCCTGGTCTTTGTGCATCACTACCATTAGGAAGTCTGATATGAGATGTTCCACCAAAAGTAGTAATACCAGAAAATGTTGCATTACCGTTAGAATATATACTAGCACCAGCAGCAACTCTAATTCCACCACTAGCAGTAGTAAGACCAGCAATAGAAACTCCACCATTTCCTTGAATTGTTACTCCAGTTCCAACTAAAAATCCGTCTTCTGTGGTCTCAGCTTCCTTTACACCATTAAAATATAGTTCAATAGCATTATTATCATTAAATCTAAGACCCGTTTCATCCATTGCATTATTTGTAATTCTTAGATCTTCAGCAGCAAGATAAAGAATACCTCCAGCAGCACTCTGAATGATTGAATTGGTTCCATTATGATGAATTCCTAAATCACCCTGAGCTCCAAATGTTAACTTAGCATTATCTTGGAATGTTGATACACCAGATACTACATTCAATCTATCACCAAAGGTTGTGATACCTGAAAAAGTAGCATTACCACTAGCGAATATAGTAGCAGCAGCACCAGATGCACCATAATTACACTGACCTGCTTGTGTGCTAATTCCTGTAATATTGAGGTTTCTACCAGTGATCTCATCATATACAATGTCACCAGTAACATTTAAGTCACCACCAATAGTAACAATACCAGCAAAAGCTGCGTTTCCGTTAACACATATACTAGATAATGCACCAACTACAATTCCATCTTCAGTAGTCTCTGCCTTCTTCGTACCATTCCAGTAAAGTTCTACAGCTAGATCTGGTATTATAGTTACACCTTGTTCATATCCCCCTGCTGCAGCACCTTTAGCATATAGGTAAAGATTACCAGTATTATTTGCTATAACACCATGACCACTACCAGAATGTTTAATTTCTAAGTCACTTTGATTACCAAACATCAAAGGTGTTGCATCAGCAAAAGTTGATACACCAGAAGTAACATATAGCCTATCAGAGAATGTAGTGATACCAGTTATATTCAGGCCGCCACTAGTAGACTCCAGCTTCTTGGAATTATCATAGTAGACTTCTACTGAACTATTCTCATTAGCAATAATATAATTCTCACCACTAGCACTTTGAAGTTTAACATCTGCAGAACCTTGAAGTATTAGATCTCCCGTTCCAACGTCTTGAATGTAGCTATTGGATCCGTCATGATGAATCTTCAGATCCGAATCATCACCCAAGAAAATAGCTGCGTCATCCTTAAAGAATGCACTTGTTCCAAATCCTACTGTTGCACCTATACCAAATCTTACATCAGCATCAAAAGTTGATATACCTGATTGTACATGTAACCTATCAGTTAAGGTAGTAATACCTGTAACCTTGAAGCCTCCACTCGTAGTTTCTGTCTTCTTGGAATTATCGAAATATGCCTCAACTCCTTCGTTGTCTTTTATTACAATACCATTTTCTGTATTATTAATTAATAACTTAAGATCACCTGTTCTATTTCTAATAACGCTGTCTGTTCCATCATGAAATAGCTCAAAATCATCCGAATCACCCATAAAGATAGATGCTTCATCTAAGAAAAATGCACTAGTTCCAAATCCTACTGTTGCACCTATACCAAACCTTGTGTTGGCATCAAATGTCGATACACCTGCTTGTACGTGTAATCTATTTGATAAAGTTGCAATACCAGTTACAAGTAGGCCACCACTAGTAGTCTGGAGCTTCTTCGAATTATCATAGTACAGCTCTACTTCATTTGACTCATCAGCACTGTTAGTCATAACAATACTGTTTTCGCCAGATTTAGCCTGTAATATTATACTACTATTATCGTCATCATCTACGCTGTTTCTTACATACAATGCACCAGTCATATTATCAATATAACTGTTGGTATTATCATGATATAGTCTTAAATCTGAGCCATCTCCCATGAAGATAGCTGCATTATCTCTAAAGAATACACTGGTTCCGAAACCTACTGTTGCACCAACAGCAACAAAGCTAGATACTAAACCTGCTTGACCATCAGTTGGAGCAAAACCAAATTGAACAGGAGCACTAAAGGTAGAAACACCTGATCTAACATTTACATCAATTCCACCAAGGAATGTTGCAACTCCAACAAAGGTAGATAATCCAAGAATCTTTAGATCGTCAAATATATTTGGCCCTGCTTTTATTGCACTTTCTATCGTTGTAATTGTTGTTGCGTCAAGTGATGAAATACCACTAAGACGGAAACCTCTATCTATTACTTCTGTCGTACCTATAGCAAATGCCTGAGCACTTACCATACCTGAAACATTTATATCATTCGTAAAAGTGGAGAATCCAGAAATATTAAGGTTGGCAATTGTAGCAACACCAACAACATTAATATCAGTTACACCAATACCACCTCTATCACCAGAAGCAGCATGTACATGAAGGGTATATTGAGGAACCGTAGTTCCTATACCAACTTTTTTTAACGTCGAATCACCTACGATCAGGTTTGTATCAACCTGAACACCATTCTTAATGACAAAATTCTTATTAATTGCCATTTCGGGTTCACTCTCCCCCTATTTTTTATTATTTATGCAAAAAGATTAATGCAAATCAACCCAAGAACCAGCAGCATAACCTTGGAACTTAGAAGTAGTCGTATTGTAGATAATTGCACCAGTTTGAATACCAGTTAAGTTACCCCTTTCAGTTGTTGTAACTCTAGGAAGGATCGCAAATCTCTTCACTGCTGGGCCTGCACTACCAAAGTCAACTGCACTTCGTGGATGGAATGTTCCAACACCAAGTGATGCACCAGCACTGACAGAATCATTTCTACCACCAACAGATAAATTGCTATGGAATGTAGCAGTTACAATACCAGTTGGGTTAAAGATAGGTGATGTAACAACATCAAATGAATGATAACCATAGTTTGCAGTAGTGCTTATACTACCAAATCTCTTCCAAGCATTATCAGTTGTATAGACCCATCCAAGATACTTACCACCTTGTGGATTTTGAGCAAATGAAACATCACCTGGAGTTCCTGAATCAGTAGGAGTAGCAATTCCAACTGTATATTTTCTGGAAACTGTTGCATCTCCTTGTAAGAATAAAGATGATGCTTCAAGACCCTTAGTGGATGATGAAGTTACTTTATTACTAAAGACTACAGGGCCTTTAAATTCAGAGATTGCCTTACCTTGATCACCACCATCAATCTTAATGGATTGTGAGAAGTCACCTTCAGTTGCTTTAACAAGATTAATTCCTTTCTTAACAGAGATATCTTCACCAGTTACACTTCTGACTGGAGTGTTAAAGACCTCTTCCTTACCAGTGACAGAATTTATCTTCTTATTACCTGAGTAGAAGATACCCTTATCATTCATACCAGTGAAGTAGTTAATACCACCATTCTTTCTAATTGACTGACCTATAATTTCTTCAGTATCAGAAATAGTACGATCTTGCTTCTCTGGAAGTGCAGTTGAGTAATTTCCTGGCCCAAATCCAACATATTCAAATGTATGACCTGCAACTCTGTTGATTGAATGTCTTCTTAATTCAACAGGTAATGGTTTGATTTTACGAACAACTGAGGCATTAATATGAGTTGCTGCTTTTGTTCCAAGAGCAGCACGATAAACTGTTAGTGGTCCAAGAGTATCAAGATAAGTTTTAGGTATTGTACCTACCCCAGTAGCAACTGTGGTCGTCTTATTTTTAACTCTAACTATCTCATCATCAATTTGAAGATAATCTCCAACTTTAATACCATACTGATACGATACCCCCATACCAACAAGATTCATTGTTGTTTGAGTCTTGGTCATTGCACCCTCACTTGGAGCAGTAATACCATCATAGATTGGAATCATTCTAGAACGGAAACCCTCATCATCTATAGTTGGTAATCCATCATTTGATGCAAATCCTTGATTCATTACATATAGTGAAGAACCTACTGAAATTGCTCCAATTGCTGAAGTTGCTGATGCACCTACATTAATTTCAAATTGTCTCCAACTCTTAATCTTAGTAACTACATGACTTCCAACAAAGTATTCAGCCTTACGATTTACACTATTTGCTGGCCAATTTGCAGTATCTGTTCTCAAACCAATAGATGAAGTTCCTGTATGACCAATACCAGTAGAAATAGCAACTAATACTTTAGAATTAACAACCAATCCATGACCAACAGATGAAACTCCAATAAAACCTCTACCTCGTGCATCAGGACCTTGAACACCAATCGTTGCAATTCCTGTTGTTGCATTATAACTTAATGAGGTAACAGCCAGACCCACACCAGTTCTATGTAAAGTTGCACTACCAGTTACTATTGACCCTATTCCAGCCGTCGATACACCTGTTACTGGCGTATTACCAATGACAGTAAAACTCTTTGCTGCACCTACCGCAATTTCATTAATCCTATAATAATCATTATATTGATTATAAGAATCAGAAGTAACACCACTTACTCTAACAATGTCACCAACATTATCATAAATGTCTGTAACTGAAATCTTAGCAGCATTATGACGAACTGCAACACTATTAACAGTAGTAGTTGTTCCAATACCAGCAACATATAAGGTATTACCAATACCATATGCACTACCTGGATTGACAATAATTATCTCAGTAATACCACCACTATTTTTGTCTACTTTTACTTTTGCAGTAGCATTTTGACCAGTAGTTGATAATCCAGTATACACAGCTTGACCATCAACAACCTGTAAAGGATATTCTGTTAAATTTAATAGTTTCGCAGTATAGTAAGTTTCATCGGAAGCACTACCTGATCCATAACCAGAACCAGTATTAGCAATACTAACTTGCCTAATACCATTAAAACCATGATCAATATCAGTATGAATAGTATGAACTTTAGATACTGGGTAATTATAAGATCCAACAGGCATTTTCTGTTGACCTGTACTTAAACCAGTTGTACTATTTGCAGGTACCACTCCTGTAGTATTAATACCAGCAGATGTTACAATTTCTGTGATTCCAATACCAATACTAGTATCAGCAACAATACTATCAACTGTTTCTTTTGTAAGACTCTTTCTCACATCATCTACAGTAACATCACCAATTAAACTTGAAACCGCATGAGAATTTGTTGCTTCTGGGTCAGCAACAGGATTATCACGATTAACTTGAGGATAAAGATATTTGACTTGTTGAGTAAAGTTCTCACCAGTAAATGGTGCTACATTAGGAGCAACAGATGAATTTAATACCGTTAGATAGTAAATACCATCTTGTTTTCCACTAACATACTCTTGAACTTCTTCTGAATCTTGTATATAATATGTTTTACTATAATTCTTTCTCTTAAAGTATGGAAGTGCTGTATCTCTAGTAATAGTTTCAATAAAGGTAAATGAACCAGGATCAGTTCTAACTCCAACAGTAAATTCTCTTGCACTACTAATACCAATAACTGGGAAAGTTCCATTATATCCAGAATTACCAACTCCAGTAGTATTAACACCACTCTTAACATTAGCAATTTCAACCAGAGAACCCACAGACAAATCATGTGGTAATTCTGTTAAAATTCTTGCAGAATCTGGATTAGTGGATGCTGACCAGTTAGCATTTGAAATTAATCTAAAGTTTCTCTGTTGATTAACATTAGCTAAATTCTGAGTTCCTTCATATGTTTCAACTTCAGTTGTTGTAATACCAATTGTAGCATTAGATTCCTGAAGAATATATCCACTTGTAGGTGGTCTTCCTACAGATACACCAGATGAAGATGGAACAACATATCTTACACGATAAATTGTATCAACAGCATCTCTCTCATCAGACTTTCTCTTAATATATGTTCTAGGAGAAGAAGTTCCTAATACAGCTGTATTTTGATTAACGAAATATGGCCATATTGCATCGTTATTAGTAGATGTATCAACACCAACATTAATATACCATTGATTTTTACTTGCACTATCATATTGAATTGGATGACCAAGATCACCAGAATTCTTATCAGATACTCTACTTACAATCTTTAAAGGACCACCAAGATTATTAATAGTTAATACATTTGCATTTTCAGCATCAGTAAAAGTTTTAGCAAGTTTTAATCCAATATTAGTACCTACTCCAGAACTAACTGCATAATATACTTTATTTGATTCAATTCCATCAGGAAGAACTCCATTAGAACTAATAACTCGAACACTTTCTCCATTACTAAAAGTATGTGCTGATGTTAATTCAATTTGATTACTTGTAATACTATTAATACCTGCAGCACTTCTATTAACATCATAACTCTTCTCACCACTTAACGGAGTATGAGGAATACCATCTTGAGTATCATTACCCTCCATTACGATACGAGAACTAAATTCTGAACTAACACCTGCTGAAATTGGTATTAATACATTAAGTGTATCAGAAGTTCCTGCACCAATACGATATCCATCTAGAACATTCTCTGGTTTTACAGATGGATTAGTAAGACCTTTTAAGTATAAACGTTCAGAAGTTGTTGCTATACCAACTGATGTTGTAATATCAAGAGCATCAAATTCAATTGTTTTTTGTGTAGATGGAAACTCTTTTGGTGGAATAATATGAGTGATATATCCAATATCATCTTGAGAATATGCTTCTTTCTTAAATCCAGCAGAAACTAAGGCTTTTGCACCAAAGTTTGAGTTAGAGTTGGTGATAGACATATCACCACCAGTATCAGCAGAGAAATGCTCTGCATAACCAATAGCAAATGCTGATGCTGCTTGAATTGTTGCATCATTAATTGCTTTAATATGCCAGTTATTATATGTTGGTTTAAAGGTTGCTCTTGAATCAGTATTTAAACTTTCATTTCCACTTGTAGTTCCATCATTATATGTTCCAGTACTTGCATTATACTTAACAAATGCATTATTATCCTTCTGCAATCCAATACCCGTAAACTGGGCAACAACCATAGATTTAAATCCTGATGCCTTGCTACCATCAGCAAGCAAACCACACATACCATAAACTGATCTCAAAGAGCAGTTAAAGATATATGGTGATGCAGAAGTAACAGTATCAATATTCAAAGATGCACTTGATCCAGATACAGATGGAAGTGCATTGGATGGAGCATTTTCTACAGAATACTTAAATACAGTATTACTTACCTTATCTGAAATTAAAAACTGACCATCATATCCTGTTGCCGTAATACCAGAAATCTTAACAGCAGTATCAACATCTGCACCAGTAAGAGCAGAACTTGTTGTAACAGTTATTATTGTCGTTGAAGTTGAACCATCACCTGCCTTAATACTACTAATACCTACAGAACCTGCTGTAGGGCCAACAATACGATATTCATCAATCTTCGCTTGAATATCTAATCCTGTTGATGGATAATCTGGTTCAATTTGACGACCAGAAGTAACTCCATATACAAGACCCACCTTCTCATAATACATATCCAGATCAGTTCTTGTATTAGAACCCCATGTCTGGTTATTATCATTAATATTTACTTTGTTTACACCATCAGCATATTCAAATGCAGTCAGTTTATGGTGTGAAAAATCAGGAACATATTGATTTTCAGTATAATCTAAGAAAACCTTTCCATTAGGATCAGCATCAAATATAGAGAATTGCCAGAAATAACATGCACCAGTTACACGGAATATTGCAGATCTTTCAACATTATCATTTAATGGGTTTGGAACATACTTAGGACGGATCTTTGTCTTTCTAAGATCCATACCAACAATTGATGTTCCACGAGGAACAATTACACCACCATGTACACTATTAAGCTTATATAAGGAATTATTAGAGTTTCCTAGATCAAAATTAGTTGTTAAATCCCATGCACTAAAATCGGTAGTAGTTGATCCAAATCTATCTCTAAAATTCCCAGATCCATCAGGTATATATCCTGGTCTATTATCAATTACATGATCTCCTGGATAAAGAAGTATTGTTGTCTGTGCAAATCGATCATTATTAAGACCTTGCTGATATGAAAATCTAGATGCCTCAATAAGAGCTCTTTGAATTGTCTTAAAAGGACGTGTTAATGAATTTCCCTTATTATCGATACTATCCGTCGAATCCAAATCATTTGGACTTACGTACAAGATATTTCCACGAACATTTTTTAAGAAATTCTCTAATCTGGATAAACCCATGTTTATTCTTCCAATGCCGATTATTACTTTTAGATATTTATAAAAAAACTAATAGGGCAAAAAATACTTGGAGTTTTTTTCCCGACTTTTTTGAAATTAAAAGTTAGCCTCCTCTGAGGTTAATGGTTCTGTATACACTAACCTATCTTCTGGACACGTAGCACGTACTAGTTCCAACACATTCATAAACTGTTCTGTATTATCACAAACCACCTCCTTAGTATCCCCTTCATTGGAATATAAGTAAAAAGTTTTCTTGAGTGGATCTACCACACACTTCATTAAAAATTCTTCGTCCATCCAAGCACTTATCATACTCATACACTATACCCTCTAATGAATGATATGTCAAGGTCTGCTATACCAGAAGGAAAGAACAAATCTCTCTGCTTCCTCAACTTTACTCACATAGTGAAGATGTTGCGAATTAGAGAAAATAACCAATTTACCTTTTTCTGGTTTTATTTCAATATCTTCAAATACAGTAGATCCACCCTTAAAGTCATCATTTAAATAAAGCATTGCTGCAAACACATCTGGTCTATGAACATTATTATCATCAACATGAGGTTTCATAAATGTGCCAATAGGCCATCTTACAACTCCAACATAGTCTAATGCAATTTCACTCTCAAATGTTTTACAACGATTTGTTACATTATTAATAACACCACCAAATAATTCATCCGTTGTTGAATTCATATCTATGGGATCTACATTCCCACCCAAATATTTTGCACCATAGTTTTTATCAAATGGTTGATTTGGAATATATGTAAGACTCTCATTTGGATCTGAATGTGTTACAGCATCCAATGCACGATCTTCTTTCTTGACATCAAAAAGATCAATAAAGGGTTGACATAGAGAAGAATCTAAAAAATTATCCTCTATGTATATAAGTTTTTTCATCAAATAGTAATAGTATTTCTTCTACCACGATACTCTGGATCATTAAAGTTTGGAGTTTCTGGTGCTGTCTCTGGATTAAAGTTTGGATCAGGATAATCTTGCCAACCTTCTCCCTCATATTCTACATGTAATGGGTTTACATCTGTTCTTGCAGCATAAACATGATAGAAACAATTCACTGGTAATCCACCTTGTGCTTGAAGATGTATAGTTTCTGCATCCCATCTCTTCACAATAATATCTTGATGCACACCTATTGGTTGCAAGTGAACTGATATACTTTCAACATCTACAAGATCTTTCCAATAATCTGGTAATTTTATTATCTTCTCATTTCTTACTCTTCCTCTACAATAAACACCAACTTCTGGGCCTTCAATACATGCATAACGAAGTCTCCACCCGTCTTTAGATGGGTGTTTAATATCAAAAGGTTTTGGTGAAGCATCTGCAGCAGCAAATCTAGAAGCAAGTCTTCCTTTATTACCACAATCTACCTGACCTGTGACATACATATCACCAACAACATACACGGAGTCAACACCAGAACCACCATCACCTTCAATCATAGCATTACCCTTCACAAACAATGAACGATTTGTTCCAATGGTATCTTCTCTACCTACCATCAAAGTTGCATTAGCAGATGAAAAAGCATCGACCTTTCCAATCTGTGTATTACCTTGAAGATATGTAGTATGATCTACTTTTGCATTACCTACACCTAATGCTTGAGGAACCAATTGTTTTGCACTATTAACTAATTGTCCTCCCCATACAAAAACTTCATCGAATGAAAATGCCATAATTGCTCCTTACGAATTTACTGTTCCTGGTTTTGGTAATGCTTTTTTAACTGTTGCAGCACTTACACCTTCTAAAAATGGTGTAAAAATTTGAGTTGATAACCCACCAGCAATAGTTATTAAACCTGTGCTTATAATTTTAGTGGATTGCTTACCATCTATTGTAACATTTTTTGAGTCAAGTTTCAAGGTCTCGTTTGCTTTTGCCCAAAGAACTCCTTCTGGAGCGTTACCTGTAGCAACAAATTCAATATCTAATCCTTCAATACGAATCTTTCCATTTGCTGCCTTGAGTTGAATGTCTCCATTCTCTGCCAGAATAACAAATGCTTCCTCCTCCTTCTTCAGATCTTCTCCTGTATGCATAATGGTAGCACCAGGAGTATTCATTGATGTATAATTTTTACGAATTCCATCCTCCTCAAAAGCAAAGAAGTGACGACCATCCATACCTTTAAGTTCAACACTTGAAGTTACATCTTTAAATGGGCTCAAACCACCAAAAGTTATCGCTCCATTCATAGAGCTCCAAACTTGTGTCCAAAAATTTCTCTTCTGTGCCATAGTTTAAACCTTATTGGAGAATTTCATCACCTTTAACAGAACCTTTGATACTGTCTGCCCTATTATCAAAGACTTGAATATCAGTTCCGTTATTAGAATCAGTACCTGCATACTTCACACCTTCAATAAAATAAGTATTACCATAATACTCTTTACCATCAACATATCCATTAATATTCAAACCAACCAAATCAAATACTTGAACAACATCTAATATAACTGGTTCAATTGGTTGAGGATCACGAATAACTTCAAAAACAGGAACAAATTTAGCATTAAAACCAGACTCAGTATCCATCATTATTTTTGGAAGACGAGTAAATCTTCCTCCCTTATCAACACTAACTGTTTTTATCTTACCAAACGGATCACAGGTATAAGACAATACTGTACCATTAGTTGGAGTAATTGTCAATTGATCCACTCCACAATTATAATTAAATCCAGGATCTGTTACAACAATATCTGTAATCGTAAGAATAGCAGGATATTGTGGAACGGTTTGTGGAGGTGGAAGATATCCAGTACCACTATCAAGAGGAATAACTTTAATAACTTCACCATCTTTAATAACAGTATCAAAAAAAGCACCAGTTCCATTCTTACATGGATCAATAACTTCAACTTGAGGTGGTTCTTTATAACCAAAACCACCACTCACAAGATCAACAGCAATCAAGTTGCCATCCTCATCAACAACAGGATTTCCTTGTGCTCCTACACCATGACCACCAAAGAATTTAACTATTGGTGGGCCACAAGGTTGCTCACCAGTAATACATGGATCCTTCCTCAACAGATCTTTAGGAGTTAAAGTATTAACTCCATCAATATCCAAATAACGAATCTTTGAATCTCCATCAAGAAAAATAAACATAGTATCTGGATTCGTTTCTGCATATGTATTAGCATCCGCAAGAGATACATCATGAATATATCCCGCAGTCTCAGTAATATACCCTACTGTAATATTATTAAATGAAGTTGGTGATATTGGCATTATAAGAAATTGCCTCCAGTTCCTTTTGGAACTTTATAAGTTTTAGTTACTTTCTTCTCTTCATTTATCTTAGATTTAATTTCTGCTTGAGATAAATTTTGATTTCTCATAGAGGTTTCAGAACGACGTTCAGCTAAAGTCTTACCAACACCTTTTGCTGATGTAGCAACATTCTTTGCAGAATCAGCAACTGATGCAAAACTTGGAGCACCTCCATCACCACCACCTCCTTGCATTGTATGAGTATCATTAGGTGAACATGATGCTTTAGGATCGCAATTAAAAATTTGTGTAATTGATCCAACAAATCCAAGTGCAGATCCAATATCAAAATTCATTCCACCAAGTGCTCCTATACCTAAACCACCTGCTACTGCACCTGCACGAGAAGATCCATCACCAATAATTGAACCTAAAACTTTTGGAAAGAATGAAGCAAGTCCACCAACTCCATTAACAAGTTTAGGTATATCACCTGTTCTAATTGCTGCAAAAGCAAGACCAGCACCAGCCATCAATGCTGGATTCACACCCAAAACAGTAGCTAAAGATGAAAAACCTTCAAGAATTCCATTAGGATTACCTTTATCATTTATCAAATCGATTGCATTAGCAATAAGTGTTGAATTACTTTTACCAGAAAGATCCATAAATTTAGATAATCCTGTAGAATAATCTCCATTCTGCCAAGGAGCAACTACACCTCCAAGCTGATTAGGATCAGCACCAGATTCCTCTGCCATTGATTCGGCAATAGACCTAACAAGAGTTCCAGATCCTAATGCAGCAAGAACAGTATTTTCATTAATAGAATTATCAATACTACCACTATCAGTTGAACCAGAATCAGTAGAAGATCCACCTATTGCAATCTTAACTTCCTCCACAACAGGGCCAATTGCATCATCAAACCCTTTCATAACTGTATTAATCGTCTCTCCTATTATTTGACCAACTAATTCTTCTGTTGCACATAATGGAGTTGGAATATAATATCCTTCTGGTGGAAGTGCTCTAATAATATCTGATCCTGGAGTATCAAGTTGAGTTTGAACTGGTTCAGTATTCTCTTCCCATACTCCACTATCACCAACTCGAACAAAAGTTTCAAGTTCTCCTGTATTAGGATTAAACCTTGTAGATCCTATTGCAGTAGTAAGACCAACGAGACTACCAGTTATTGTGGGATTTGCTACTTTAGATTCTTTCTGTCTCTTCTTAAAAATATTTTTTAATGCAGCTGCAATTAATCCTACTAATGCTGCTCCCATCATACCATTAAACATACATGCAATTTTTTCAAGACCAGCAACCTTCTCTTTCATTATAGCAAGACTATGAGAAGGAGGAGCTAGGTTATCCATAGGTGCTAACTTCTCATTAAATTCTTTAGTCGTAAATTGCTGCACCTGACCCATAATACCTTTCATATATTTTGAAATCTCTTCGGATGCAGTTTCAATGGCAGCATCAATACTCTTATCTGCTTGTACTATAGGTAAACCAGCAGCAACATTTGCATCTTGCATTGACTTTTGAAACTGCTGTATCTTTTCACTTAATGTCTCTACCACTGTCTGAATATTTTTCATATCAGACTTTCTATTTGGATCTGGACATGCTAATGCATGTTTTCTTGTCAATACAGTTCTTTTCTTCTCACCTGCTGTTGTATCTTGATGAGTTGCATCAGATGACTCTTTAGATACATTAGTAGTTGTTGGTGATAAATCCCCATCCTTTAATTTTTTCTGCTCTGGTGGTTCTTCATCTTGGTTTTTAGAATGAAAACTTTGTGGTGTAAAATTCTTTCCACCACTACCTTCAGTTCCAGTTTTTCTTTCTAGTTTTGTCTTAGTATTATTACCAAGGATACCCATGATGACAGGAACCTGTTGATCCTGACCATCAATAAAAAATCCAAAGACAAAATTACCTTGCTTAATTGCAGGAGTTTGATAAGAACCTCCCTGACCTCCACCTGAAGTCACAGGATACATTACCTGAGCCCAAGGTAATTCTTCTGCAGTTATTGATGCTTCTTCTTGATCATGATTACCTATTATTCTTACCTTATATCTGTATCCCCATGCGGGAACCTCATCAGGAGTATCAAATACCTCCGCACTTATGTTGTCTCTCCATGTGGAATCATCAGCCACTTGGCCGATCCACCACAAAAAGCCAGATCCCAATACACCAGGATTAAATAATGCAGTTCCTTCCATTATTCGTCGTATACTCTACACTCAAAAGCATCGGGATGATTATCGCAATACACTTCTAAATGCTTATCTTGATGTCGTGTGTGATAGTCATTGATTGAACCATCATTCTTATCAACCACTTCTCCTTCGTGGTATCCTTCATAGTTGGCATGAACATCTTTTAGATCTGCCTCACTATATTCTAGCATTCCATGATTAACATGTTCCTTATGATCCTTTGGATCTAAGTAAACTTCATGGTCTAAATCGTGTTTGATTTCCTTAGTCATAATTAATTCCTTTTGCTGTGATTTCCTTTTCTTCCAAATGAATCTCGTGCTAAGTTCAACTTAGTCCAAGTTCCATCGGCAGTCACTAAGTGGCATAAGTCAGCTATAATATATAGACCCCCACTTTCCTTATTTACTGTATCATCTTTTGAAGCCTTAACAGAAGGAATGTCAACATATATTACATCTCCTGCATGTAAACTAAAATCACCAGCAATAGTAATCTCTTGCATTTGTTGAAAGAGTTGATTATATCTACGAATGGCTTGATTAAGAGTTACTGCTGCTTGGAAATTTTCTTTTTCATTTTTATCCAATTGTTCTTGAGTTGATCCTGAAGGTAGAGTTCCAGTATCAATTAACATATATGTGGTACGTGTGTATTCACTATCAAATTTTTTATTAAACTTTGGAAGACCTTTTCCTGCAAGTTTATTAGTAGGTAAATTAGATGCACTCTGTTCTACAACTTCATAAAAACAATTAAAAGGATTGAATACTACTAACTTAGTATTATAAGCTCCATAATTTAATTTTTGTTGTGCATTAATAGAATTATTTGATATCTGCTCTAATATTTTTCCATCATATCCAGGAGGAACTCCCTTCTCACCATCAGGAGAATCACTAAAGATAAAAGCTTTCTTTTGTTTCTGTTCTAATAATTTATCAATAGATTTAAAATACATTCCATCTGAAGTTTCCCAGAAAAAGAATCCTGCACTCTGATCATCAGCACCATCTGGTACAGAATTTTTACATAACCAATTTAATATGTAAAAAGGTTTACGACCATTGCCAATAAAATTATAGTCATTAGAAGTAGTTTCTATATCAACTTTCTTTTTGGTCTTTAAAGATCTTTCTCCACTCTTTATGATACTTTCAACATGATCTGAAATTTTTCCATCATATCTATGGATTAATCTTGAAGTGCCAGCTTCATTACGAATAAATTCTTCAGAAACTAAATTAAGACTAATCATATTCTTCATACCATCTTCCATTATAGGAGTAACTGAATTGACATTCAAATCTACCTTAATTTTAGTCTCATTATTATCTTCAAACTCTAATCTAAAATCTTCCGTTCCAACTAAAGGTAGACCTTCAATTACAGATTTTCCATCAACAGAATCTCCACTATCTGCATATATAACAGTTGCTTTTATAGTATCTTGTAAAATACTTTCAAAATACTGAAGACGAACCACTCCATTAACCAATCCAGCAGTTTTACCGCCTTGGTTAGAAGTTATATCAGCCTTTGTAATAAAAGCTGGAACTGAAGCACTAGATGTAACTTGGTTTGCCATTATTGAATTAGCTCCATTCTATTTACCCGCATACAAAAGAAGTGATGGATCATTTGAATCAACAGACTTACTTTTTGGTAATCCAACAGTTGTTTTTCCAGTAGTAGAAGGAGTGTTATTCTTATTAGGAATAGGTACTGGAATAATTTTTTGCGAACCTTCTCCTCCTCCCTCATAGGATGCTGTATTACTAACAGCATCAATGGTATCATTATTCTTTTGTTTACTTTGTTCTTTGGATATTGAATTAGGTCCCATCTCTTTAGGATCATCATCAGATTTCTTTCGAAACTTTTTATCAAAGTCTTCCTTGTTCTCTTTAAATTTTTCTTTATTCTTATCTATTTTTTTAGTAAATGCATCTTTTATTATATTTGCACCACCTGAAATTCCACTAGGCCATCCCTCAAAGAAAGATCCTGGGAATAATGATTTACCTA